ACTAATGTTTTAATACCTGCAGTTCCAGTATCTCCTGCTTCTGAAATGAACTTGCTTAATGTGTAATCTGTTCCACTTACTGTTTTTACATCTGCCCAAATAAACGTTCCAGAATTAGTCTCTAATTTAAGAGTGTCTCCTATATCTACAATTTCAGTCATTGATGTTGATGATATTTTATATCCATCCGACGTATCGACTGTATAAGTTTTTCCTGTTTGAGCAAGAACTACTTCAGTAGTATTAGTTCTGTTCGTATGAAGAAATTTATTTAAAAGACTTGGATGTTTTATTGCACTTGCTATATCGTTTCTTACAAAATTATCACTATTTCCTTTTGCTCTATTATAACTTAGTGAAACTGATATATCTTCGTTCTCAACAAATACACTACCATCTGAACCTGTTATACTCAAGTTAGAGTGATGTCCTAAAACATCATCCATCTCATAGAAACGTGAGTTGCCAGCGAAAGAAGTATTTACTGCTTTAACTTTATTAACAACATTATTTCCAAGAGTAAGAGGATATACGTTATAATCTTGTGCGTTGACCATTCTATCTTGTGCGTAATAACTTCTTGGTGCGATTCTACGTACACTTGTGTATGTTTCACCTGAGAAGTTTTCACTGAAATCTTTTGTACTGTTGATTGTCAATGACAATCTATATGTTCTATTATCACTACCTGTATAAGGAATTGTTATAGTTGTGTTAGTAATATCATTAGCGTTTACAGAAAAATTATCATTATCAACTGTTCGATACCACGCTCTGTAGTTGCCAACTGCCGCGTTACCAAATATACCATCTGGATAATGAAGTTCTATTCCATTGTTGTCTATAGAATTAACACTTACGAGGTCACCAGAACCAGTTCGTAAACTATTATAGATTGCTGTTTCTCTTGTTTCGTTATCTACTTTTGTTACACTTGATACATAATTTCTATTTGAGTCTATCTTCTGAATCCATACATCAGAATTAGATATATTACTTTCATTTATTGATTCTATTCTGTTTGAAATTTGAGTATTATAAGTGAAGTCTTCAAATCCTAATGCGCCCGCAACTGCGTAAACAAAAAATCCAGTTCTATCACTAGCAGAACCTAGATTATCATTTCGATTTATAATCGTAAAGTTGTTGTCTTGTTTTGGCTCGGTTTCTTGTATTCTTGTGTTAGCACTGTCTAGCGACACACGAACTGCTTCGAATCCTCTGCTCTTTCCATCAACATTTGCAGAAAACGAGTAATTCACACTTTTTGTTGCTGTTGTTTCATTTATTTCATATAACGAATGCTCAACCTCTGCAACTGTTAATGTAGATGTTGGATTCTGAATTTTAGTAGTGCTTGAGAAAGCAGAATTTAAAACACTGATAAAGTTTTCATACCAATCTATGTCATTGCTGTCGTTCCAATTGACACTCTTACCAGCAAGAGAAACACCCAAGTTGTCATATACGTTTTCATCAGTTGACAAACTCGTAATCTTCATGAAGCCTTTTGCATTAATAGGTCTAGTTTTGTTATAACCTAGAGTTTTTGCCATCTGTAGAATACTTGCTCTACGTTCAGCAGTATCCATGAAGTTCTCTCTAGTATTCATATCTAAACGATATGATAAACTGTGTCCTAGATATGCAACTAAGTCTAAGATTGCGATAAATTCTGAACTTGCGATGAAATCATTAAATTTATCAGGATAAGTCTGAATTGTGTATGCTAGTAGGGCTTCTCTAATGGTGTCAAAATCATATGCTTTAAGACTAATGTTGGTAAATGCAGTATATACTGCTGTCCAACTCTCACTTGCGAATAGATTGTCTGTACGTTCTTGGCTCATATTATTCTCTCTATTATTCTCTATCTAAGTCGATAATTAATTCTACTGACTCTTTCGAAGGCAGTATTTCAAGTCTCAACGTAGCGTTTATTGTATGGTCAGAGTCTGTTATATCAATACTAATAAAGTTACATCTAGGGTCATCTTTTATAATATCTGTTAAATCTTCTTCAATTAACTCAGTTGTTTCCTCGGTCAAAGGTTCAAATAACATATCATGTATAATTGATCCATATGTGGGCAACATTACTCGTTCGCCCTTGCGAGTCATGATATGATTCATAAGGTCTTCAATCACTAAATCTTTATCAGTTAACTGATGATTTATTGCTTTTTTATTTTTTGTACTAAAACCCGTGAATAGTGGCATAACTTTATTTTCTCTGTAGTTTATTCTTAAATGTATTTATCTCCTCTTAATATTCGTAGTTTTAGATTGACAATTGCAAACAATAATGTTATCATAGTATATAAATAACATTAGTAACCACAATAAGGATAACAATTCATGCCAAATTTAGTACCAATGGTCGTTGACCAATCAGCAAATGGAGAACGCAGTTACGATATTTTCTCTCGTTTATTAAAAGAAAGAGTAATATTTTTAACTAGCGAAGTCAATGACTATCAAGCAGACTTGATTTGCGCCCAGTTATTATTCTTAGAAGCAGAAAATCCAGATAAAGATATTCACTTCTATATCAATTCTCCGGGTGGAGCAGTAACATCGGGTATGGCAATATACGACACAATGCAGTTTATCACGTCTGATGTTGCGACTACCGTAATGGGACAAGCATGTAGCATGGGTTCGTTACTCGCTCAAGCGGGTGCGAAAGGAAAACGCCACGTATTACCAAATGCACGTACGATGATTCATCAACCTAGTGGTGGTGCAGGTGGTCAAGCAACTGATATGAAGATTCAAGTCGATGAAATAATGAAAATGAAGAAAAGATTAACTCAACTCTATGTAAATCATAATTCTGTTGGGAAGACATTCGATGAGTTGACTGATGCAATGGAACGTGATAATTTTATGTCAGCCGAAGAAACTGTTGCTTTTGGTTTAGCAGATAAAGTTATAGAAAGTCGTTAAGAGAATCCAGGAACGTAACTAAACATCTTTGCAGTTCTTATTCTCTGTTGAGCCAAATGTTCGTCTACCTTTCCATTCTTCATTATTGATGATTGAATTTCGTCTGTTACTGCGTACCAGTCTTTAGCATTTATAAGTTTGACAATCGAACTATTTTCTATCGTGCTAACTCCTTCGTTAAAGAAATGATGTAATAATGCATCATAATGTGGTTGTGATATTTTTACTTTAATAAACTTTTCTAATATATTACCGATGTTTCGTAATTGTTTTTCTAAAATAAAATCTGCCATTCCCTTTGTTATCTTATTAGACGTAATATCTATTCGGGTAGATGCAACTGTGATATATCCGTAATTCACTTCCGTATCTGATATCTTATATTTGTATCCAACTAGATTATCTTTAACTATAAGTGTGGGCTTATTGTTCAATATTATAGCATCTTTACTCATTGCTGAGAATGTCAAATCTTTGATATCCCCAACGTTTACTCTTACATGAGAAAGTATGTATCTTGGTTTATCATTTCTATCATACCCCGTTCCTAAGTAAGTACCAGATGAAGTTATAACATGCAATGGCACTTGTATGTAATTTAATAATGAACCTTTTCGTTTATCATATATCATAATTTATTCCATGTTCTTTTTATAAATCGCACTGCCTTCTTTACTAGCAGTTGATATTGCAAACTTACTTGTTGTTGGTTTTTTTGATTGTGGTCTAACATATGGCTCATGTGTTGGCATAGCAGATACAATAGTATTTTCTATTTCAGTGTTTTCTAAGTTTTGCATATCTGGCATTGGTGGGCCCACTAGAATAAGTTCAGATTCAGGAGCAAGAGGGCCATTCAACTCTAAATTGCCGCCAGTAGTTACTATACAATTAACTCCAACATTGATATTCATTCCTGCTACACTTTGTAAAAATTGATTACCTGTGCTTCGTAAATGTATTTCTTTATCTGAGTTAAATTTAGTATTACCAGCACTATGCATGTGAATATTCTCGCCCGCATCTATATTAACATTTTTGTCTGCACGAATATTAAAATCTTTTTCTGTTCTCATACTCAGTGAACCCTCTGCGTAGACCATGACTTCGCCACTTGCTCCTATTTCTACCCACCCAGACCCACTGCTGTTTACTGCGTAAATAAAATCGTTTCCGCCATCTAATATAACAGTTGCGCCTGACGTAGTTGTTATTCTTATTTGTTCGGGGTGAATTTCGCCATCATCATTAATACTACCATCATCGATAACTATCGAAGAGCCACCGGGTGTTTTAAATCCCGTAACTTTATTTTCTTGGGGTATCTTATATCCCGCGTCTCTGTTTGGAGAAGAGGTAGATGTTCCTCTTAACGAGTCAGTGTAAGTTCCTTGGTCTGCTAAAACTTTACTTCTTGGATTATTTTCTTTTTCTTTTTCTCTTGTAGCCGCTGCCTCACCAAGTGTTCGAGGTGGTGTTTTGGGTGCCCGACTATTTGTGAAAGCGCCTTCACCTTGACCTGAGCCATCTACTTTTGGTTTTCCAGCAGTACCGCCACTTACGATGTCTGTGATTTCTTGGGCGACTGCGAACCAGTATCCCTCGGTTACTTTTCCTCCATCAGCAAAGAAAACAAGAATAGTTACTGCTTCTCCGACTGGTACACCAAAGAATCCGTAATTACCCTCTTTTACTATTCCACCATATGGACTAGCATACTGAAAGAACATAGGACTAGAAGGATTACCTCCTAATGCTGGAATATATGCAGCCAGTCTACCACGACCAGTCGGGTCAATATAGACTTCTTTAGTTGTTGGATTTATAAGAACAGTAACCGCTTTGTATATGCCCTTTCCTAATTCTTCTAGAATAGGAGATGAAGTATTCTCCGATTCTCTTTTGAGGGCTCTATGTAATTTTGAATCTTTCATAATTAAATTCTCTTATTATTCTTTTATGTAAAACGAGTCATTCGATAACGTTATTGTACCTATTGGCTCACCAGCAAGCCATCGTGCCATAAATCCTTTACTATCTTTATTAGGATCTGTTGTCCCTATATCAGGAAATAAAGCGGCGATTTTCTGTCTTAGTAAGTTCTCTTGGTTGACGTTGATGTAATGTCCCTGTGAAAATTCATTACTGTGTGCTTCTATATCAGCAAGAGTAGGAGTGGTTAATCCGAAAATAAAACTAGGATTAACGATAGTCTGAGATATTCCATCAGCGTCTACGTAAACTATAGGAGCAAGATTAGAGAAATCTTTGACACTAATCTCAACCCCAGCCGCATCTGTTACCGTAGTCCATGGTCCCCCTATTGAATAACTGAGTATTTGACTGTTTATCTTATGTGCAGTTATATATTGGTGTCTCTTATTATCAGTAACCACTAAGTCAATGTCACTTAGTTCAATGGTAGTGGTGCCCGGAAAAGCAATATCATATGTATCAGATGTCAGCGAAGTATTACCCAATATGAGTGGTGTTTTGGTTTCATCAAATGTTTCTACTTGAGTAAACACTGGCACCTCAGTTATGTCACCCGCAACATCTATAGTCGCTATTTGAGTAATTGTCTCGGGTGGTTGTGCTAGAATTTTCATAGCAAGGTCATTTTCTAGTTCTGTCAATGTCACTATGTCATCAAGTCTACGACTAGGGTCAAAGTAATATGGGGTGGCTGTTATTGCATCATGCTTCGCACCCAACGCCAATATTTCTCCTTGTATCATGCCAATCTGTACTGCTCTTGTCACATCACCACGGTGTCCGTCTCCATACGCGGCAGCATTAATTTTATTAATTTCGTTTTCATATTTTTTGACTGTGAGGTAGTCGTTTTCTTCTAGTGCATCTAGAGATGTAGATTGATGGACCTGCGTTACTATGCTAGTTTTTAATGCAGTTTTATCATCATCTGAAACAATTAGCCCCTTTTCACTTATCTCTTGGTCAAGCACGGCAAATGCATCATCTATCCATAGAGATTTTTTAGCAAGTAGGTCAGAGTAATGGTCGTCTTTCAATAAAATATCATTGATACCATCCGATAATATCGTTACATCAGCCAGTTCGCTATTAGTTAGAGTGTTGTCTGCGATGCCCACAACCTCAAGAGTTCTTAATTTTAACATTGCGGCATCTCTTGGTTTTGTTTTTATAACTGTGCTATCAACTTTTTGTTTGAACCAAGTTTGTGGCATATCGTTAAAGTCCATGGGTCCATTAGAATTTGGATGCATAATTTGATTATTATATTTTTCTTTTGACCAAGTGTATGCTGGAACATTTATTAATGTAGTTGGAGTTTCAACATCAACAAGTAAATCACCACCATTCAACAATTTATTCTCCTTGTTCGCTCCTAGTGGTTTGTCACTGTTGGCTAAAATAACTTCTGTCGTTCTTATTCCAGTCGTATCTTCCACTATTTTTGCTATATCTAGTTTCTGTTCAACCGAGTTATGTCCGTCAATGTTTAGTTCACCACCAGCGGCTATTTGATACATTGCAATTTCTTTTGATGAAATTATAAAATCCGGATTAGCAGTTGATATGGCGGTATTTAACTGTGTGTTGATTGATGTTATTGTGGCTGGTTTCCCAGCGTCTTCTATAGTATGTCCAAACGTTTCTAGTATTTTATTTTTAGACTCTGATAATCCAGTGCAACTCGGTGCATCACCACTACTACATGCTTCTGATAATTCGTAAGTATCATCAAGAAAATCATCTGCAAGATTTTTTCTTACAATATTGTCCAATAACGGTGCCACATGTTTTCCAAGTTTTGTAATATCATTAGAAATTACAACGTTATCAGTTGTATCTTGTAAACGGTCATTATATTGTTCTATATTTTTGTGTCTGTCAAGTGCGATTTTGACTGCTTTTTCATCTGCGATTTTCTGTAACATCGCATCGTGTGTGCTACCCGACAATGGATCCCATGGTTCTCCTTCGAGTGAGGCATGGCGGTCTAGTCCGGGAGTAACATCTACTGGTCCGCCCAACGCATCACGAACAACACCATCTGAAGTAATATAGGTATTTTGATTATTAGCAACGCCATATTCCTGCCAGACTATTTCATAGTTCTGTTGTTCATCCATTATTTGACTGTATTGGTCTTTGACCTCAACTTTAGCCTTAGTTTTGGCAGCGCCCTTATCACCTTTCTCTGTTGGTGTAGGTCCTACGTTTGCTACAATAGTAGATAGGTCGTCAGCATCAGTGACTC